GAGGCGATAATTCAGGAGGATTCTTCGGGGGAGGTGGAGGCGATAATTCAGGAGGATTCTTCGGGGGAGGCGGTGATAGTGGAGGGGGAGGTGATAGTTCGGGGGGATTCTTTTAAAGATATATAGTATATTTAATCAACTCCAATATAATTTAAATCTTATATAATGAATATAAAATTGATGTTATTTATTTAATTTTATTTTCTTTCAGAATAATATGTTTCTACGAAGTTGTGGAAGAGAAAAATATAAACTTGTTTGGTTTGATATAGAAACTACTGGTTTTAATCCATTTAAAAATGAAATAATCGAAATAGCAGCTATTGATAACAATGGTGATACATTTGAAAAATTAATACAGCCAAATAAATCTATTCCAAAAAAAATTACAGAAATAACAAATATAACAAATGAAATGGTGAGAGACAAAGAAGATATTGAAACAGTTATGCAACAATTTGTATCTTTTATAAAAGGTACTGAAAATAACCAAAGACCGATATATTTAATAGGACATAATATACATTCATTTGATATGCCGTTTGTGAAAGCCAAATGTAATCAATTTAACATAAAGTTACCAAATATATATCTGCTTGACACATTACGAATGTCTCAGTACATATTAACAGATCAATGGTCACATAGTTTAGAATCATTATGTAATCTTTTTGGAGTGGATAATAATAATGCACACAGAGCTATGAGTGATGTATATGCAACACAAATTATATATTGTAATTTATGCTCATTATTTAAAAGAGAGATTAAAAAAAGCGACCCTAATACATTATATTATAAAACATCTGTTCTATTTACTTGAAAATCTCTATTTAAGAATATTATGTTGAATTGCTCCAAATAGAGCTTAAATTTAACCAACCTGTTTTTTTTGTTCTCTCTTGTTGATATGCATTTAGTAAAACTCTATATTGTGTTTGCATTAACTGTACCATTTGTTTATTATCATGAAGTTCCGTATATAATCTTTCCATTTTAGCTCCTAACTCTTCTAAATGGTGTCTTTTAATAACTGAGACGTCTTTTTCATTTAAACTTAAATCTATATCACTATCTGAAGAAAGAGGAACGTCATATAAATCATTCACAACTTGACCAATATTATTACTAAATATAGTAGTTCTGCTATTTTCAGAATCTATATTTGTAACTATATTGCGGTTCAATAAAGTCCCATTATTAATGTTATTGTCTGTTAAATCTATTTCTGTATTATTCATTAACAGTTTATCTTGATTTATAATATTGTTTAGGGTTTTGGAAGATAAATCCATTTTTGAAATTAGTTCATTCAAATGTACTATTTCGGACGATTGTTTATTTAAAATATGGTTTAATCTGTATAACTCATCGTCTTTAAGCTTTATTGTTTTTTTATAACCTTCTATTTCTTTCGATAAATTGTAAAATACGGAGCGCTTTTTGATTCTTCGATTAGTCAATATCCGTCTAAACCAATAAACTATATAAATAGATGCATTATGTCTAATATGATTTATTTGGCATATATATTTTTGTCTGCATAAAAATCTTCTGATATAAGAGTTTATTATAGTAGCATTTTTATATATATTATACCTTTTTAACAATAAAAACCTTCTAATATGTGAATTAATCTTGATACTTGATCTAATATAGCGTAGTCTATTTACTCGTTTGGTTGAAATAAACTTTCGAATTATCGATTGTATTTGTATAATAAAATAAAGACTATAAAAAAACTTCTTACGGCAAATTAACCGTCGTATATATTTTTGAATATATGTAGCAAGTTCTTCTTTATATTTGATATTTTTTCTATATAAATCATCGTAAATAGGGGCTTTCATGAAAATTTTTTTAGTACCTATTTGAAAATCTTCTTTTGGTGTATTATTTTCTATTAAATATTCAATGATAGATCTTTTCTCATAATACGACATATATTTAAATTCTGTTATACATTGTTCCTTTTCTTTTTTTACTGGATATCCTTTCAATATTATCTTAATACCTTCTATAATGCCACTGTATAATAGCTGTTTATATATTTTTTCTTGGTCAAAATATTCTGGTTTATTTTGGTTATTTGGTTTAATACATCTTATAAAATAACATTGATTAGAATCTAATTCTTCTTTTAATTCTTGTAATTGGTTTGTAAAATAGTGTAAATTAGTTTTTACTTTTGAAGATCTACTACTAATCCTGTTTTTCCTAATAAAATTATCTATTGTATATTCTACCTCTCCTGTAAAATGTTTTATAGAAAATTTATAATCTATTCGTTTAAGATTATTAATCTTTAAAATGTCTGATTTAATATTTGATTCAAACGACGAATATATCCCTTTGTCTGTTCCTGAACCTAATATAGATTGTTCGTTAATTATAGAAAAAATAGATATTGGCGCATTAAATAATTTACATATATTATCATTTTTAGAATATTCAATATATTCCCAATCCAGATTATCTTTTTTATATTCTAATTGTTCATTTTTAAAGATATATTCATTAAATATTTGTTGTAATACCTCATTTGTATAGTTTATACATAACTGTTCGTATCCATTTTTTTCAAATACTTCAAATCCAAATATATCTAATATTCCAATATAATTTTCAGAGACATCTCCTAATTGATGACTTATTTGTGATATAATAATAGAAAACATATCTTCATAAATATCTTCACAATATGTTTTTATGCTTACTTTCATTTCATTATTGTCTAACTGTTTTTTTATACATTCATTGTTTACTATAAACTCTTTTTCTGTTAGTTTGTTATATAGGCCATCTACTGTTATATCTAATTTACTTAATATAAATGGCATCGATTCTAAAATATCCTTTAACAATTCTCTGGAAGTACAGTTTAATAACTCTAATATTAATCTTAACTTGGAAAAAAAACTGTCTATATCTTTTTGATCAAAAGAAAATTGCTCAAATATATTGATAAGCCTGTCTACATCATTAAACTCTTCATTTACGTGTGTATAACAAGATTTATTTAATAGTGTATATTCAGATATATTCTTAAAACCATATTTTCTTAAAATGTGATTATTTTGACATACTAGATAAAATATATGATATGTTTTTTCAGCCGAATTGGTCTCAGATATACGAGACTTTTCCAATAAATAATTTTCTATATGACCACCTACTATTTTATTATTATTTATAAATAGTTTTATAAATTTTCCAAATCTACTAGAATTATCATTACGAATAGTTTTTGCATTTCCAAATAATTCTATTATATAATTTGAATTTATTATTTTACTACTTAAACATGAACTTACTGCGTACTTATGACATAAATAGTTTAGAATATATTTTGTATTTTCTGTTTTACCGGATCCTGATTCTCCAGATACTAATATAGACTGATTTTTCTTAAAAATATTTTTATACGCCTTCTCAGATAAAGAATATACATGTGGGTCCTCTTCTATGTTTAACGTATTTTGTATTGAGTAAATATCTATTTTTTGGAATGGGTTTATTGAAATAATAATATCACCATTGTAGGTATATATATTATTTTCTTTATAGCGTTCTTTTATTACATGCATAATAGTGGGTATATTTACATAAGTAAGACTAATCAAATTTTTTATAGAACTATTATCGCTTGGTGAATAATATTCATATGTGTCACAATTCGTTATATTCTCTAACTTATATAAGTCTGATGAATTGTCGCTTGTAGATAATGTCCATACTTTCTCGCAACTCATTTTATATATCTATTATATTTTCTTTATTAGAATAAAACTTTCTAATTTAGCTATTATTACATAAAACTATTTTGTTTTATTATACAAATGAATAATTATGTTCCATCCATCAATTATATGCGTCTATATTTATGGAAATTATTTCATTCTTTAATCAACTATTTTTTCAATATACATATAAAACGCCAGTATAATATAAATAAAAATTGTTATATATTTGTAAAAAAACTAGGAAGACAAAATCAACTACTAATAAATAATATTCAATGTAATTCTACTAAATTTTTTGAAAAACTAGAATTTAAAATGATTAAAACAAGCTTTGATATTAAAACTCTTATCCCTATAATACATATATCTCATATTGTATTATATCCTAAATTAGTTAATATTGCTGTATTAAAGAGTACATTTCAGATATGGATAAATTCGCACTTAGATACTCTAAATAAAATATCATTATTAAATAGATTAAAACAAGAATTCATAGACTTTTTTATTATCCGAATTAAACACTACTATGTATATTTTAAAAATTTTCATATAAGATCTCGTAGCATAAGATTAACTAAAAATAATAATAAAACAAGATTGTATGTTAAGCGTCTTAGATTATATTATAAAGAATACTATATAGGTGTTTGTCATAATTTAAAAATAAGCCATGATTCCGAAACAGATAAAATTAATATTTTTGGTGACAAAGTTGTAATAATGATATCCAATTTATTCTTAAAATATAATGTTATGTCAGAATTACAAAGGTTATTGGGTGATCTTAAATCAAATAAGGATGCAGATTTACCAAATACTTATTTTAAAGAATTTATTATACATATATCAATCAATAATCACGTTAAGTTAAATTTAGAGGATGTTATGATAGAAAATAAACTAATGAAATGCAATATTATTGGTAAAATATGGAAAAAGGATATTTTTTGGATGAAACAATGTATTATAAATTTATCTACTTATAATTTGTGTATTCAAAATCTTAGATTACGTCTATTCAAGTCTACTGCTGATAAGTTATATAAAACATTTCGTCCTATATATAAACAGTTTTATTCAATAAAAAAACATACTAAAATGCCCTTATTAATATATAAATCAAAACCTATAAAATCTCCTATTGCACCTATTTTGGTGGATAAAATTAATTCAAATTATTTAGAAACTATTAAAAATGATACAGAAACTATTAACTTAAAACCTCTCCCATTTACTCCAGATAAATTAAATAACAATTATCTCAATGAATATAAAGATTGTTCTATTAATATATTTAATGTTGTCAAATGCACTATTGATTTTAAAGATTATGATAGCTCTTTTATATTTAACAATCTTATATTAGATAGTTTATCTAATGGAGTGCGTATATCTACATCTAAATGGCAATTTTTAAAACAAAACATTGTTTATTTTGATCGTTCTAAAAGATCCTCTAATAAATTATTTATTATTGAATATAAAGACAATTCGTTGTATATATACCCATATTCATTATATCTAAACATATCATTGCCTGATTATACAAATACTTTTTATCGATTTAGCGATTTTATATCTCGTATAGTTGATATTTTTAGTATGAAAAAAAAATCAAACTGTAACTATTTATATGACAGTTTTTATCTACATTCTACAAGATTATTATGTAGTTATGCGCCTCAACCGATACAATTAAGTAATTTATTTGCTGGAAAATATTCAGAGCTTATAAACATGATCACCTTGAAAAATCTAGATTTTATTATAAAAGAGATTACTATAACATATCCAAAAAATGGTTCATATATTTTAGAATCTCTTGTACAACTTTTATTAGATGATATTATAACTAATAATTTTGATGAACTTATTAAAACAACTCCCGCATCAATAGTCTATCAATTACAAAAAAAAATTAGTAAAATTCCTGTTTTGACTAATAAATTATCAGCTATATTTAAATAATATATATGTTTAAAGCTATTCATATATATTATATATATGAATTCTTCTTCTAAATCTGATACAAGGTCTAATTCTAAAGATTTTATAGAATTTTGCAAAGATACTTCTATTGATAAAATATCAGATAATAAATCTGAGTTACAATCTATATTTAATTCTTTACATACTATTTCCCTAATGTATATCTCTTTGATTCAAACTATTACAACTATATGTATAAATGGTATATTTTCCACCGTAATATTTAAAGAATATTTAAAATATATCATAACATGGTGTCTGATTATTCAACATTGGATATATCAGTTAAAGCCACTTTGTAAAAATTATAAATTCGATTCTGTTGTTATAAGTAACTCTTATTCTAAAGATTTCATTGAAGAGTATTATACTATAAAAGAAGATTGTATTAGAGAATATATAGATACCTATTCTTCTAATGAATAAATATAATTTTATTTAAACCCATTATTATTGTTAGCACTGTGGATGTTGAGAGTAAAGATGATTCCTATCTAAATAATTAGACTTTGTATCGTTTTCTTTATATTGAATTGGTTTTACTTTTGATAATGGTGTGTTGTGATTATACCCGGTATTATCACATCTCCTAATATTTACTCTTGTATGTGACTTTGGAAAAGAAGGGTATATTGTTAAATCGGGCATTTGTCTATATTTTTTCATAAAACATTTTTCATTATATTGTAAATTTTTAGGACATAATTCAAAACCAGGATTATTACATTGACATTTGCTTAGAGGCATATTATTATTAGTACATTGTTTATAAGATGGTTTTCTTGGGCAAATCTCTTCTTTACTTTCTAAGCAAACATCTCCTCTTAAAGTATTCATTGAACATTCCTGTCCTATATATTTTTTATCTTGAAATTTTATTACAGTTTTCCATAATGGATAATTTATAATTGCTATACTTATTATTGCTAATGGAACAATAGCAGAAGACATATATCATATATTAATATAAAAGTATCCAGATCAGTTAAAGAATTAAATCACTTAAACAGATTTTATATTATAATAATATTATGCAACTTACTAAAATTATATTATTATTTCAACCTCTGTTATGTCTAAGTTCCTTACAGCGCGAATATAAGCCTCAATATTTTAATGGGATTCATAATATATATACAAAACCGATAGATACTCTTCCTAAATCTTGGTCTTGGGATAATGTGAATGGAACTCATTATTTAACTAAAAATTTAAATCAACATATACCTCAATATTGTGGTTCTTGCTGGGCTCATGGAGCTATAAGTGCTTTAGGTGATAGGATTAAAATTGCTAGAAATGCCAAAAGTCCTGATGTTAATTTGGCAGTTCAATTCTTACTAAATTGTGGAGATGCAGGAACATGCAATGGAGGAGATCATTTAGCGGCATATAAATTTATTCATAATTATGGAAGCGTACCATACGATACTTGTTTAGCTTATGAAGCTTGTAGTTCTGATTCAAATGAGGAGGGTTGTCAATCCAGAGATTATACTTGCAAACCGGAAAATATATGCCGCACTTGTTCTACATTTAGTTCTTTAGGTGGTAAATGCAAAGAAATTACCCCATATCCAAATGCTTCTATATATCAATATGGAACTGTATCGGGACATGTTAATATGATGCACGAAATATATAACAATGGTCCTATTGCCTGTGGGATTAATGCCAATAAAATTTTAAACTATCGTGGTGGAATATTAGATGTTCCTAATGAAAGCAAAGAAATAGACCATATAATAAGTATTGTAGGATGGGGGTATGATGCTAAATTAAATAAGCAATATTGGAATGTACGTAATAGTTGGGGAGAATATTGGGGAGAAATGGGATATGTAAGAGTTGTATTAGGAGATAATCAACTCGGGACAGAAGCCAGTTGTGCTTGGGCAACACCGGGTACCTGGACAGAATTAAATATTCCTTGTGACGAAGATGGTGAAAATTGTTAAATTATGTTTAATATAAATAGAAATCTATATATGTTAAACAATCACTTATTGTAATGTACTTTGTCTCTATAATATGAATGACTTTCTATTATATTTTTTTGACAAATGGATAATTTAGGAGGATCTATACTTATAATATAGGGGTTATTAAGTTGTAAATTAATAAATCTCTTTGGTATTTTTGGTTTCATTAGCCTTTTTCCTAAATACCAACTATTTTCTAGTTTCTCTCTCCATTTATACCACGTCCAATAACTATGATATATATAATTTGAACTTGAAAAATCAAGTGCCTGTGAAAGATAAGTTAATTCTTTACGATTTTCCCAATATTTATGTCCCAGATATAGATTGATAATACACCATATATCTGTCGGAAACTCATATTCTTTTCTTGAATTTATTTCCATTTTATATAAATAACACTCTATCTATATATAGCTATACCAATCTCTGCTTAATTTAAAATATGTCTAATTAAAAATCTATATCTTGAACATAATTTCTATATATATATATATATGTCTTTTGAAAAAATAATTAATCCAACTACAGGACGGTTAGTTAGCATTCATTCTAAAACAGGTGCTACTGTATTGTCTAACTATGTAAAATATGATAGAACTGGTGGAGGGAAGAAAAAAAGGAATAGTAAGGGGAAAGCTGCTCCACATAAAAAGAATACTAAGACTAAGGTCGGCAAATACAGCCCAGATAGACGATCTAGAGCTTACCAACGGCTACAGGAGGCGTATCTTAGCGCGCCCAGTGCGTCAGTGCTTGCAGCAAGAGCGGTAGGAGAAGCAGCTTCCTCTGTGGGAGCAGCAGCTTATTCGGCAGCTTCCTCGGCAGCTTCCTCGGCAGCGGGAGCGGCGGCGGCAGTGGCAGCTCGATGCAAGCAGGCCTGCACGCCGGACGTAATAAGGTCTGGGGAATGCCCAGGATGTGGTAATATGACACAATGGTCTGGACCACCAAAGCAGTATGATAGGCCTGGAACAATCCCCCCGAAATGCTTAGGATGCATGAGCAGGAGTGTAACTCAACCACGAAATGTAACAGTTGATGCTTCTGAATGTCATGAAGATCCTACGATGGGGGATCCGATACTGCGCCGCGAATACATTCGCCGGCGTGATAATGAGCGGCGACGTAGGGAAGATGAGAAGCAGCGCCAAAGGAGGGAAACGGAGCAGCTCCAAAGGAGGGAGGCGAAGCGGCGGCACATGGAGGAAACACGTCGCAAGAAAGAAAGACAAACTAATATTGAGTCATTTCTTCGAAAAATGTTTCCGACAAACAGAACATTGCGCGGAATACTTTACGATGATATTATAAATCCAGCACAATCGAGATGGGGGTTTGGTGTAAGTTATAGAATTGATAATTTTATGAGCCAGAGAGACGATTCCCTAAGTGCTGAAATTCTGCAAGATAAGTCACGTATAAGATATGATATTAGAGACGCTTATGACAGTATTATTAGCTCTTCTGGTAGAATTTCTCAGAAGGACCGTGCACGGCTTATTAGCATAATTGATCCATATTATTTCCTTCTTCGAGATGATGGCGAAGATGGGGGTTCCGCTGCTGAAGCTCCACTTCCACCTCAAATGACGCCGCAGATGATGAGGGAATATATCGGGGAAAATCGTCATAGATTAGGAGTAACAAGACCTTGTTTATGTAAAGGTAGAGTGAATAAAAGTGATTGTGCTGCATGTAATAACATTTGGCGCCAGTTCTATGGGTCTCGCAAATAAAGTATAATATTAGTGTGTATTAAATAATTTAGATAAACCTACTTTATCTAATAATATAACCCCTATTAACTAACAAACCCGAATAATGATACAATACCTATAATATTTCCTATTTTATTATAGTTATTTTTACAATTTACATCTATCCACATAAGATATTTTACTTATTGCATAAATGAACCCGCAATAATATTAACACTTATATATCTGTACTCACTAAAACTTATATATTTGTAATCACTAAAATTAAATAGTAAAAGACCACTAATACTACCTCTTAAAAACTGTTAATTGAAGTTGAGTTTTCATTGAAGTAGTTTAATCGATATATATATAAGATTTAAAGTTAATACCGATTTAAAAGATATTTGCTATATTATATATAATGCGAGTGAAAAAAAGAAATGGAGATTTTGAGGAAGTATCATTTGATAAAGTAATTCATCGGTTACGTTCTTTATGCGAAATAACACCTAAACTAAATAACGTAGAAGCAACAGAGATAGCACAGAAAGTTTGTTCGAGAATATATGATGGAGTAACTACAACAGAACTTGACGAACTTGCAGGAGAACAATGTACCGAAAAAAGTGTGGAACATATTGAATACAGTACTCTTGCTTCTAGAATTATTATATCTAATAATCAAAAAACAACATCTCCTTCATTCTCAGAAACTATTTATATTTTATATCATAATAAAGATATTCATAAAAATCATTATCCTCTTATTTCTGAAAAGGTATATAGATTTGTTTTAGATAATAAAGATAAAATTAATGATTATATCGACTATTCAAGAGATTTTAATTTTGATTATTTTGGATTCAAAACTTTAGAAAAGGCATATCTAATGAAAATAAACGGAAAAATAGTAGAGAGAATTCAGCATTTAATAATGAGAGTTGCTTTAGGAATTCATAGTGATAATTTAAAAGATGCTCTTGAAACGTATGATATGATATCATCAAAGCATTTTACACACGCTACACCTACTTTATTTCATAGTGGTACTCCAAGACCACAATTGCTAAGTTGTTTTTTACTAGGTGTTGAAGATAGTGTTCATGGTATGTATAAAGCTATATCTGATTGTGCCCAGATATCCAAATGGGCAGGAGGTATAGGTTTGCATATACACGATATTCGTGGAAATAATTCTAAAATTAGAAGTACCAATGGTAAATCTAATGGTATTGTTCCAATGCTTAAAGTATATAATGAGGTTGCTCGTCATATCAATCAGTCTGGTAAAAGGAATGGTTCATTTGCAATTTATTTAGAACCCCATCATCCTGATATTTTGGCTTTTCTTGAAGCTAAGAAAAATCATGGTGATGAAAATGCTCGTGCCAGAGATCTGTTTTATGCGGTATGGTTATCTGATTTATTTATGAAAAGGGTAAAAAACAATGAACAATGGACCTTAATGTGTCCCGATAAATGTAAGGGTTTAAGTGATTTATACGGAGAAGAATTTGAAAAACGCTATATAGAATTAGAAAAAGATCCTGATAATAGGGTTTCTCAACTTCCTGCTATTTCTATTTGGAAAGAAATATTAATATCACAAATGGAAACTGGAACACCATATATATGTTATAAAGATGCTTCTAACAAAAAATCCAATCAAAAAAATATAGGAACAATTAAAAGTAGTAATTTATGTACTGAAATTATAGAGTATTCGGATCATACAGAATATGCCTGTTGTACTCTTGCGTCTATTGCTTTAGGATCATTTGTTAAACCATTTGATACATCTTCTGTAGAAAATGTAAAAGTATATTCAAAAACCGATTGTGTATTTTGTACGTATGTAAAACTCTATCTTAAATCATATAATATTGAGTTTGAAGAAATAAATTTAGATAATGAGACTAAACGTAATAGTTTTTTCGCAAAACTAAATTCTCAGTGTGATGACGATGATGAATTTATAACTACTGTTCCACAAATATTTATAAATAATAATCATATAGGTGGGTTTAATGCACTTTTTAAATATTTAAAACCTACTTATGATTTTGAAAAATTACATAAAGTTACAAAAGTAGTGACTAAAAATTTAGACAAAATAATTGATATTAACTTTTATCCTGTTATAGAAACATTTATATCTAATACACGACATCGTCCTTTAGGTATAGGTGTTCAAGGTTTAGCAGATGTGTATGCAATGTTTAAATATGGTTTTGATAGTGATGAAGCTAAACAATTAAATAAAGAAATATTTGCAACTATCTATCACGCGGCGTGTGAAAAAAGTATGGAAATTGCTTCAGAAAGAGCACCTGTTATTCAAGAATTTAAAGGAAGATTATCTAAAGTAGATATTGTTCCCGAATATTATTCTAAGGAATTTTCATTTACAAATTTAAAAACTAACTCGTTATATCATAAATTAAAACCAACGCGAGATGAACTAAATAGGAAAACTCACTTGGGGTCATATTCAACTTTTATAAATTCTCCTATACATAATGGACTTTTTCAATTTAATATGTGGGGTATCGAACCTGTTACAAAAGCAGGATCTATAAACTTAGACTGGGATAATTTACGTACAAACATAGTTAAAAATGGTATTCGCAATTCTCTTTTATTAGCACCTATGCCAACCGCTTCTACAAGTCAAATTTTAGGTTATAATGAATGTATAGAACCTTTTACATCCAATATATATTCAAGAGGTACTCTTGCTGGACAATTTTTAGTTATTAATAAATATTTACAGGACGACTTATTAAGAATAGGCTTATGGAATAATAAATTAAAAGACCAAATTATATTAGATAATGGTTCTATTTCAAATATATCTGAAATTCCTTCTATTATAAAACAAACATACAAAACCTCTTGGGATCTCTCTATGAAAACACTAATCGATCAAGCAGCGGATAGAGGTGCTTATGTGTGCCAATCACAAAGTTTAAATTTATGGTTACAAAATCCAGATTTTAGTAAAGTATCTTCTATGCACTTATATTCTTGGTCAAAAGGATTAAAAACAGGTATATATTATCTTCGTCGTCGCGCAACTGCTAAAGCACAAACTTTTAGTATAGAAGTACAGAAAGAACCCGATTGTTTAATGTGTTCTTCCTAAATTTTAAAGTATATCAAATATTAAAGAAATATATGTATACTATATTATGTCTCATATAGACCATCCTTATAATAATCGCCAGAATGATAATAACTGTTATTATAGAGATTTTTTTAAAAATCGCAAACCTTTATCTCCTATTAAAAGACAGACGGTTGCATATCAAACCTATAATAAATTACCTAAATCAATATATAACTCACATAACAAATCATACAACAAAACATTAACCACTTATAATGATGTATTATATCCAAAAAAACTAGAACCAATAGTACTTCCTTCTATTAATTCTATAAAAACGCCCATATTTAAACTAAAATCGAGTACTTTACCCAACTTATATAAAAAAAAATTAAAATCTACTACAGAGAAATACAAGACGGTCCCTATTTACACCTCATCTCTTCCTCCATCAAATATAATACCTAAAATAGATAAAGAGTCAATATACAAATCAAAATATCCGCTTAGTAAATATCCTAATTTAAATCCTATGTTTAATCTTCATGATTTCAAAGATCATCCTCTGACTACAATGCATTCTAAAGATTGGGATGATTCGGTATTATCTGATATAGATGAAAATATACATAAAGAAAATGAAATTGATGAACTTTGGTACCAATATCAACAGCGTAATTGGATAAAAAATAAGTCGAAAGAAATATTAGATAAAGTATCTCTCAACAAAAATAATAACACTAAAGATAATTTATCAGAAGGATATTTATCTGAATTAGAACCAAATAGTGATTCAGAGAGTTTATCTGATATGGATATATGTAGTATAGTTAATAATGAATATTCAGATGAATTAGTTGAATATGATAGTGATCTTTCAAGTAGTCGTAATCTATCCGATAGCGAATGTTATAAATCAAATATAGCTAAATTAGAAGGATATACATCAGATGGTTGTTGTTCAAACAATTCTAATTCAGATAGATTAGAAAAAGATTTATCTGATCATATTATATCTCTGGAAGATATAAATTGTAATGTACCTGATAATTTAGAAAATATCGATTTAGTTAAATCTAATAAAAATACAAATCAACCGATGTATATTAACGTGATTCCGAAATATGTAGGAGAATATAAAAATATTGAAAGTATTTATAATATAGATCAATGTTCTAATGTTCCTAAAATAATTATTCATGAAGAAACTTCTACAAAAAATAAAGACATTATTAACGATATTATCAAAGAAATAACGGAAGCTGCTATACATAATTCTTTACAAAAATTAAATAAAGATACTTTACCAATATCACCTAAACCTAAATCTACTGAAATTACCAAAGACATACAAGAAGATATTAATAAAGATACTCCTGATAATGTATCTGAATCAAATAGTGCATCTGAATCAAATAGTGTATATGAATCAAATAGTGTATCTAATTGGTGTTCTATTATGTAAAAATAATATAAAAAAAATTAAATATACTATATATATTAGTATGTCTAATTGTAAAAATGAAGAAAAAATATCTAGTTTAGATGATCTTTTTAAAGCTGATTTAAAACAGCCCTTTTTTTATAAATTATCTCTTCAAGATGTAAAAAATGACTATAAAGATATTTTTGAAAGTATGCGGAAAATATATATGAAAGGGTTGATTATTCATTATGGAAATCAAGAAACAAACTCTATTAATATAGAAGAGCTCACGCCTGAAAAAATCGATAATATTAACCAATACATGCTTAGTATAGGTATTAAAACCCATTATAAAATATATAAACCCCTTGATATAGACTATTTATACAGGGGGTTTATTCGTGACATTGAAAATTTAGATAATTTGGAAATATCTATTGTAAGTGATTGGAAAACACAGTTAATACAATCTATTAAATTAAATGTAACACATAATAATAAAGATACTCTTGATAAAATTATGGATATACTTTCAAATCATACCGCTGCGAATTATTTTTTAAAGATGCAACCTCCTAAAAAATTAAAAGACTATGCTATACTGGTTAATGTAGGTAAAGGAGAAGTTCATACAATACATTTTGAGTTTGCAAATTTAGGTGATTATTCAAAACCATATTGTGGAGAACAACATCGGAGTATTTTTAAATATCATAGAGAGTAACTAAATTATATTCATTAAAACAGTGTTTTAATATAAAGAAAGCAGGCCAAATAATATACTTTGATAATCCTAACATTCTTAATATATATATTATAAATGCTGATATAAACAGTAATACATCATTATAAAGTATATACCATATTATATGAACAATTAGAAGTATTATATGGTAAATAATTGTACCACTTTTTAAAGATATAAATTTTTTCCGCAGTAAAGTCATACCAAATGTAGAAATTTGAATTCCCGGAAGAGTACTAAATACTAATATAGATGAGGGTTTATTTAATACACCACAGCATATTATAGTATTACTAATTATACTAATACTAATATATGCTCTTAATACATATTTAGTGATCTGATTTTTTTCATACTTATAATATTCTCTTGCTGTACTTATATTAGGTAATCCATAAAAGTATGATACTATATCGGCGCTTATCATTGATAGAATTACAATACAATAAGATCTATTGGGCCATAATATAATTGCGCAAGAACGAATGACAAATATTGTAGAATGTAATCTAAACTCTTTCCATATAAACATATTGGTATATGGTTTATCAATACGAAAATGTAACACTTTATATTGAAATGAAGATAAATGTAATAATATATGTGGTATAACTATATATTTCGGTAACCACATTGATCCTGTAAAAGAGAAGAGTATTAATTGAAATGTAAAATTAATTAATACTATTAATCCAAGAATTTTATGAATATGGTATATATCGCTTACTTTTATGAGTTTTTGTGCCCAACCAGGGTAATTTATTTTATAACCTAATACATTGATTATTTTCATACTACTAATTTTTATATAGTTTAAATAATATTATATCAAATTTATTTCCTAATAGCTATCTTATTTTTTATTCATAAACCCTAATCCAATTGCAATTAACCCAGTACCTATTAATTTGTTACGTGAAATATTTTCTTCAAAAAAAAAGTACCCTATCATTAATGTTAATACAATTATACAAGGTTGTACGTGTGGAATAATATAAGAAGCCTCGTTATTTTGTAAAAGAGATATTAAAACTACAGAAGATACTACTGTTATAAATGCGCCAATAAATGCTATAAATATATCTTTATTAGATAATTTTCGTACAGTGTTGATATCATATTGTCTATTTATTAATAAATATGCAACATATAATACTATTAATATAGTACATAAACTGTGATTAAATATCATATATTCATTTGCAGCTAATTTACCCACCATTTGTCTTTTTAAAAAGGGATTCAAGGTCCAACAAGTTACTAATAATATTATTAATAATATGGTATTGTCCATTTATAATACACATTTATTATTTTTTTATTAGCTTATAAAATAAATAATGTATAATGGAATATAAAATAAAATGAATTAATAAACTCTTCCAGGTAAAAATATTTCCAATATTATTTAACCAACTATTTGATTTATTAAATGACGAGATATCACTATATACTATCGAATTACTTCTTCTTGTTATGTCTCCTTCTTTACAGGCTACAACATTAATAAGGCATTTTTTTGGCGTACCATCTGCCGGCTTTACACAACCCTTTTCTTTATTTATTTGCCTCTCTTCTTCGGTAGTTTTTTTACATTTTGCCCTAAATTGTTCATAAAATTTTTGAACTTCATCAAACGAAGGTATTGAAGAAGAAGGAACACCTAACTTTTCGTTCACTTTATTATGTATTATATATAGCCAATTAGATAAATCTTTTCTTGAATCTAAATAAGGATCTATTGGTATTTCTTTAACAAAATCAATATAAGATGCTCTGCAATATTTACAGGGCAATACATATCCTATCATCTCAAAAAAAGTTTTATAATGTTGTTTTTTATACGCATGGTCTGGGTTCATTGGGTTAATAGTATATGGATATCCAAATGTTATACAATGTAAAAATAACCACCCAGTTGGTCCCCACACTTTAGTCATCATACCATTATCGACATTTGGATCTATACATCTACGATCACAAGTAGGGCCATGTGATTTACATATGTTTTTGTTATTCATTATAATATAGTTTTATTATTTTTTTTATCATAAAATTATATTTAACCGGTATTTACTACTACTTCATTTAATTCTGATTCAGCTTGTACTATATTAGATCCTTCTATTACATTAGGCGTATCTATATCTATTATTTCTGCATTTTCTAATATAGTATTTTTATGATATTCATTTTGATAACACATATAATGGATTGATAGTGGTTCAGATCTTCCTAGACGCTGAGCACGACCAATTACCTGATTCTCTAAATCAGAATTCATCCGATGAAATATAAATATATTATCTGTAAATTGTAAATTTAATCCTGCTCCAAAATTTTTTGCATTTAATAGTAATACCTGGAATTCATGGTTTTTAAATTTATCTACTATATTACTAACCCTGTCGGATGAACCTTGTAGTTTAGAATATTTGATATCCTTTTTTTCAAACTCATTTTTTAATAGTAAAAATGTATTATCATATTCTGAAAACACCATAATTCTTCTTTTCTTATTTGTATTTATAAAATTAATAAGGACATCTAATTTCGTTGGCAATTGTTTCGTATCTTTTGTACTCTTATTTTCAGACGATTTAACAATTAATTTTATGGTTTTAATATCTAATTTAGCCCTACACATAGGACATTCTTTCGAATACTCGAGAGTCATACCAATACAACTCATACAGAATACGTTCTTACAACAAGGAGTCAAAGATGGGTCTTTTACTTTACAAGAACAAATTGGACACACTTTATTATCACATCCACTTACTCTTTCTTCAATTCCTTTAATTTTATCTTCTACAGAAGATAAATTTTTAGTGAATGTATCTATTGATGTTTTATAACTATCTCGAGAGCTGCGCAGTTGTTTTTTTTGTTCTGTTAATTCAGATACCAATACTGGATTAATATCTCCTTCATTTTCTAAATTTGTTGCGTCATATAATAGGCCTATGATTGTACTTAGAGATATTAAACATTCATTATATAATTTTTTTTTTTTTTTTAGTGTCTCTTCTATTTTTTTTTTTTCATTATATAATTTATTATTTACAATAGATAAAATGTCGTCTTCTGTTCCAGAAGAACACCCTAATATTTCTATTGCTGTTTTAGTATCTCCTGCATTTAAAGCCTTGAGTGCATCTTTACTTACGGCATCTGCAACAGCAATTAATTCAGGAGGAGTGTAACATTTAATATATTTAATATTAGGTGGTGGTATATATATGGAGTCCTTTATAAAATCGTTATGATTTCTTACTATTGTTTTAAATACTCTTAATGAATTAAAGCCAGAATATCCACTAGATGAATAATATCCATTCCAAATATCTACTATTTCTAATATAGTTTCTTTTAAATATCCTGATCCAAAAATACCATTTGATAAAGGAAATCTCTTGTGTTCTTTAGAACAGTATTTATACTTTCCTCTTGGATATAATAGATTGTTGATTGAAGAAGTAACAAACCAAGTATATTTTCCATAAACATGCGGAAAGGCCGGAATACGTATTGAATCTACTTCATCAATTATAACACGTTGAAACATATATCCTGTCTTATCTTTATTTGGATATTCTATACCTTTAACGCGCTGTTCAGAGTCACATACTTGAATATTTTCACTATTAGATAGATCATCATAATTTATATTCTCTAGTATATTTTTGAAATTATTACTATATTCGGTTACAACTTCCTTGCTTGGATTTGATAAAAAGGTTGATGAAAATTTCTTATATAATTGAGATAGAGAATCAACAATAACTGATTTGGTCGTATATCCATTATCTTTACTATAATTTAAAGATTTAGTTTTTAACATTGGTTCGCCAAATATAGTATTCATTTTAGCAATAAATTCCTTAAACATTGTAGATTTAACACATAATATATTTATACTCATTAATTTTGAGTATAGACTTTCTTTATCTTTTATAATATCTTTTTTCTTGCCAATACCATAGTATAGCAATGTTGTATTTGTTTTTATATAATTTATCCACTGATTATAAATATTATGTGGGACTATCAATAGGTTGGCGGAAAATATTTTAATTTTTTTACTATAACCAAATCCCTGAATAGTAAATTTATCTTTGCGATATTTGGATATATTACCTGGTAAATAATACTTATTCTTCCATACTGATTCTACAATTGGGTTTTTTGCAATTAACGATAAGATTTCAATTGACTTGCCGCTTCCAACATTGTCACATAACATTAATATATTATTCTTACCAATAAGACGATATTCGCTTTTTTCTCGAATAATCATCTCGTGTAAAGTTCTTTGTTGATGAGGTTTTAAAGGTAGTTTAATTGAAGATGGAGTATCCTCTGTAGGACCAGTTGGTGATATTGTCCCATACTTAAGTATTTTTTCCATTAATCTATCATATTCATTATCAGTTGTGAATAGATTCATATTACACGATATAGGATTTGAATAGGTATTTGATACAGTCAGTTTTTCTAATAATGTATCACTATTTGTACGGGGATCTGTTAAAGAACACATATTATATATTTCTCTTGATTCTTTCGAATCATATTTATGATTGCAGTTTATAGCTGTACTATTCATGCCAGATATTTTTATTCTTAAAAAATTTAATTTTCAATATCAATTTTTAATATAAATATAATATATAATGTTTCATAAAATACAAAATCCAGAAACTGGAAAATGGGTTAACATAAATGGTCGTGTAGGCTAGAGAGTATTAAGAAATTATATGAAGCAATTTGGAGGAGCAGGTCAACCACACGCACAAGAATTTGAGAACCTTCGCTATCCTACCGCCTATGCTATTTTAGGAATAAATTCAGGTGCTACCGAGAATCAGATCAAAAAGGAGTACAAAAAGGCCGCGTTAAAGTGGCACCCCGACAAATGGGCGACGAAGCCAGTGGACCAGAAGAATAATGCCGCGGAGCGGTTCAAAATGGTGGCGAGCGCGTATGAGGTGCTTATTGATTCCGATATTCGGCAGATATACGATGCATTTTTAGGTGTTGGTCAGGGGCAGAGAAGGGCGACACAACCCACTTATCCGTGGGGGTATTCTGGACCGGGCTGGGGTGCTCGGCCACCACCCACCGCCTCGTACTCCGACGCAGGGGATCCGTGGGGGAGGGGATATTCTGGACCGGGCTGGGGTGCTCCGCCCCCGCCACCGCCACCGCCGGCAAGGGCAGCAGAAGCGGCAAGGGCAGCAGAAGCGGCGAGGAGAGAGGCCGAAAGGGCAGAAATAGAAGCTCAAAATAAAGCCGAACAAGTAAGAGCCCAACAACGAGCACGACAAAGAGCAGCAGTTTATAAGAAATTAGCCCGAAAACAAGCTTCCCAAAGACGCGAGGCTGAGGTTAGAGAAAAAGCAAGGTGTGAACAACAGCAAAAAGATAGCGAAAGACTGAACCGACAAAGAGCTGCAGCGAAGGCGCAAGAAAGAGCAAGGTTCAGGCGAGGTTGCTTTAACGCCAATTTTTCGAGTAGTGATAGTGATGATAGTTATCAAGAAGAACCGGTCACGGTGCCCGCGCCTCCACCGTGTCCTCCACCGGCGGCGCGGCGGGTTTCATCTCCGATTAGTGTACAACCGGGTGCAGTTCCGGGACACTCACACAGAAGACACACAGCATTACGTAAAAAGGCTTGGGAAATGACAAAATACTGTGGTGATAAATGTGCTGAATGTGGCCAACTATGCAGTGATGGGCAAAAAGATTGTTGTGAATACTGTGGCGAAACAATATGTCCAATCGTTGGACAGGGATTATGTTGTCTTGGAAGAGGCGCTTCATTTACCGGGCGTATTGGTGTAGGTATTGGTGTAGATGCAGGTCGGGCCGCGTTAGATGCGACTGCAGATGCGGTTGCATCTTTACCTCGCAGATATCGCAGGTATCGCAAAAAAAGAGATGATCGAACATATCTTGGTAATTACGATTATCATTATGATGATTATGATGAAGGGGGGGCGAGGGCGAGGGAAAGGTCTAGATCGCCTGTAAGGCACACAGTTAGAAATCCATATAGGACTTAATAAATCATAAAGTTAAAGATGCTAAATACGTCATTTTATTATTTCCTGGCTGTTTAATACGGTCAGTTCTACATCTTTTTGAATTTTCTTAGTAGTTTCTATATTTTTATCATCAAGTCGTTCCTTAAATCCATCCATATACTTGTTACTACCCTCTTCATAATGCTCATTTATCATATTATATGCTTTGTCACTCATATTAGATAATGTATCCTGTTTATTTGCTAACTCCCAATTAGTTCCATTATAAATTTGTGCAATATTCTTGTTACGATTTGGGATTTTAATATTATGATTCTCCTGATGATCAGGATTAAAATGAATACTTTTTATTAAATTTGGAATACATTGGTAAGGACCTTTCCCAATAAGCTCTCTTACGTAATCACCTGTAATATAGCTTGTATCCTCTTTTCCAAACCCATTTAGTACATTAATACTAATGTTTGTATTTCCCACTTTAGTTAATAATACTTCAATTTGCTTCCGCATTTCTTTCATCAATATATCATTGTCACGTAGGCGGCGATCTTTGTCTTCCATTTCCTTGTCCCTGTCTTTAAGAATTTTACTAACTTCTGATGCGGAATAATATAAGTTTTTTTTCTTACAGTATTCTTTCATATGTATTATCATATTGTCCTTTCTGGAAAAACCCTTTCCACAAAACCTGCAGATATTTTTACACTGATTTTCCTCAGTGTTTTTCAGTGAATTGTCAGGATTTTTCAGTGAATTTTCAGTTATATTAGAGCATTTTTCAGTGTTTTTCAGTGTTTGTATAGTTTTTATAGAGTTGAGCTCCGATAAACATATAAGTATGGATGGACCGTTTAGGATATTTATGCAGGGGTGTTTTCTATTTAAATGATTTCTAAGGTGTGTCTTGATATTACTAATATATCCACACCTTTTACAGCTATAATTTGGCATAGTTTATTAATATTATATCCTTGGATTTTAGTTTTAAATAGAAATATCTATATAAAATATAAGATTTTTATAAGATTTTTAAAAACTTTATAAGATTTTTATAAGATTTTTACAATTATTACCTTTTTTACGAACAGGGTATCTTAAGAAATATTGTCTTTTTAGGAGGTTTAAAAAAAACTTATATTTTTTTTATAAGATTTTTGAGCGTTTTTAGGCCGGGGGAGTCGTTTTTTTAAAGTTGACCAAACTTTTCATGAAATTTTTTTTTCACAAACTTTTTTATAAAATAAACGGGTTTTTCAATTTACCAGGTTTAGGATAAAATAAATAATTCAATACTAATAAAGTACATCATTAGTATTGAATTATTCTAAAATAAGTAAAATCATAGCTTATATATCTATTATAGAAGTGGTACTCAATACTAATATTAATATATTATGCTATAATATATGTCTTGTCGGTCTATTTATAATAAACTTAAAGCGTCTATGTCTAAATGTTGGGACAATTATACTTGGTTTTCGAGAGTAGCTATGCATGGTGATGTCCCTCCTCCAAATAGGAATAGGCAAGAAATTAATACTAAATAGGTTATTATAATGTACCATTGCAGTACATTATAATAAAATTTTAGACAAATAAATGGTATTTTAACAAAGATATCTATTCTACATACTTTGGCCATATAGATTTGAACGAGCCTTTTTGTGCTATATTACCTTTCTCTAATATAATTGCATCGCATTCATTATAAAATAAGTAATCGTTATATTTAGTATGTGTAATAAATATAGTAATACAATTTGTAATTTTTCTAATATATTGAATTACTGTATAAGCTGTTTTACGACTTTTATAATCTAATGCAGTATCCCATTCATCTAATAATAATAGTTTAATTTCATTAGGCCTATCAATTGCTTTTGCAAGAACTCGTGCAATACTAATTTTCTGTTTTTCACCACCGCTTAATGTACGAATATCTAAATTTTCTAAATATTTAATATCCATTAATCTAACTGCTTCTTGTACAGCCAATGAATAATTAGAAAAATTGTCTTTGATATAGGTGTCCTCTGTAATATCTATTTTGTTTGTTAGAATACTTTTACATCCATATGCAATATTATATGCAATAGACTCGCAGGTAAAAAGCTGTGGTTTTTGCTCACATAATAATATATTTTCCTTCTTGAAAGATATAATAGTACCAGAATAGTCTTTATACTTTCCCATAAGTAATCGGAATAATGTTGTTTTTCCAGATCCATTTTCTCCAAGTATAGCAGTAATAGACCCCTTTTTAAATGTAATACATAAATTCTCAAATATTATATTATGATTAAATTTAAAATGAATATTATTTAGTACAAGATTATCTGTACTATAATTAGTTTTTCTATGGGATTCAGGTAGTATTCCTTTATTTACGTCTTCTAAAATAGTATTAGTTGTATAATAATATCTATAGAATATACGCAATTCATTTATACCTGATCTTAATTCATTAACATTATAGAGTAAAACTATACATTTAGAATTATCACTGAATTTTCCACGTGTTAAACATAAAATACCCCCATTTACAAGATGTATTAGCCAATGCAAAAAACTATCCTGGTAATTTTGCATTTTTATATACTGAATTTCTTTATCATATAGTTGAATAAGTCCTGATCGAAGCCTAGATATTTCATAATTTATTCTATCATAAATATGCACCGTTTCTGAATTATATAATGTATCTGCACTTATACTATATACTTTATTTGATTCTTTTGTTTTAATAATATTTAATGCATCTTGTTTATTAGTATAATTACAACTACATAGATAATATAGACATTCTATACTAAATAAGTATAAAAAACTATAGTAATTGAAGGGAAATGGTATTATAGTATATAATGTATATATAGATACCCCTATAGAAATAATACCTGGTATAAAATCAATTGCAATTCTGCTAATTAATTCCTTAATTTTATTAGATATAATATCAATATATCTATTATAATAATTAGAAGATAAATGTAATGGAGTATTTAACCATAATTTATGGTAATGTTGTAAAACATTGTTTCTTATTTCTATACTTGCTTTATAAGAAAAAATATGTCTATTTGACGCAAATATATACCTAATTGATAATAATATAGAACAGTGTAATGCATACGTAAAATTATTATCAAGAGAATTATTATTAGCCAATAACATTGTATCAACAGTTTCAATAATAAATACCGTTTTAATAACCCTCTCTATTATTGAAAATAAGCACGCAATAGAAATATTATATGGATTTTCTAATAATTTATAGAATATATCTGATAGCTGTAACATATTATTATTGGTAATAATATCATTCTTTTATATACTTATTACATAATTCGACTGTCAAGAAAAATAGAGCACTACTTGGTACCATTTTAATATAACAAGACGCTATGCCTCTGTAAAATCCTGATATACCCGAATTAGAATATGTAGTACGTATAATATCTGCATAGTTTTTATATTGTTTATTACCCATTTCACCGCTTAAATGATATTTCCGTTTTAATACATCACAAGGATAAGTCACACTTACTGCACATATTCCAGCGATAGATCCATTTATAACATTCAAAAAGGCGTCTTTATTAGGATTATAGTTCTCTCTAAGATAACGATAGGTCATAAATGTAATACCTTGGTAAGGGATCATTCCTAAAACTGATACTTGCCATCCCCTATATAGACTTCTTAATCCTGCACTGCGATAGGTTGAACGTAAGGTTGAAAATATAGAATTATACGCATTGTTCGAACTATCTATATTAACTGTCATTTTACTGCGAATCGTCTCAAGTGGATAAATAGCAGTATAACTTAAAATACCTGCAGTAGCGCCGCTAAGAAATGCGTTCCTATTTTTAGTTTCAGGACTGTATTCATTATAGAATTTAGAACTATAGTTGTATGCTGCTAATTGTATAGCATTCTGAGGAATAATCCTTATACAATTAGATAAATTTCCTTTAAATAGAGACCTCAATCCATTTGTATTATAAGTTTTTTTAATAATAGATATTATCGATTTTCTACCAAATGTATTAGGATAATTTTGTTGCATAATTTTTGTCATTTCTAATGGTGCAGTAATACTTCTGGAAAATCCTCCAGCAATACCACCTATAACTATATTTTGAAATAAATTTTCAGAACCAATAGACATATATTTTTATATAAATCAGTAACTTTATATAATAATATATAGGTTATATTTGATGATATTTAAGAAGACTCCGTCTCAAGATGTTGCTCATTAGATTTCTCTGATTTGTCACCACGACCATCCCGGCGTGATGGTCTTCGTGGCCTTTCGCATAAAAGAGGACCGCGCTGGACTCCTGTTACATTAGATGCAAGCGTCTTTCCACTTTCATCAGTTGTAGTGTCGTAATCTACATATTCGCCTTGAGTTAAAGTTTTATAAACATTTCCTGAAGTAACAATTTGTGAATGATGAACAAATACATCAGCTGAATCTGAACAATTTGTTAAAAAACCATACCCGGCTTTTGGATTAAACCATTTTACTCGTGCGGTGTGTCTCTGTGTGTCTGTCATTATATAGTATATATATATTACCTAAACTTTAAATAGTTATAGAGTTTAATATATTAAAAGTAAATATATTACTATAGTACAATGTTTATTCGCCCATTTAAAGTTATTTATATAGCCCTTATAATATTATTTATATTACATTATCGTAAATATACCAATTTTGTATCTCATTATGAAATCCAACAGCAAGAATTAGAATATATAGATGGTAATGAATTGTATAATGAACTAAACCCACTTATCATTACATTTATAGAAGAAATCAGTCTTATAGAAAATATCCGTAAATATAAACTTCAATCTTTATTATCTTTTTCTTCGGTAAATGCAATGTATAATACGAATACAAGTTATATGTCTCATTCTAATGAAATATTACTTATTCGACCAAAAACACAATTAGTAATTGAATTAATAAATCCAAAATATAAAAACTTTTTTAAAAAGGAGCTAAAAAGAGATAAAATATTTAAAAAATACCAATTAGATAAAAAAAATTTTAGTAGAGTACACGCTATAGATATTGTTGTAAGAGAATACAATATTTTATATATACCAAGACATTGGCTATTTAAATGTACGTTACCTAATCAACAAATAGAAATTTTTACTGCACATAATATATTTACGTATCTATTTAGTATAATACATTAAAGGATAATATAATTATATATTAAATGGGAGGAGGAAAATTACAATTATCTATTGAAGGAGATGAAGACAAGTATATTAGTACTAATCCAAATTTAAATGTATTTAAACAGGTCTATATGAGGCACACTAATTTTACAATGGTATCTATAGAAGAACCTTGTTATGATTTTATTCATAATAAACACGAATATGATAAAAGATTATCCATGGATAAAAATACATCTTTTAAAGTTCGTATTCCAAGAAATGGAGATTTAATTAATAATATTTTTTTAAGATTAGACTTACCTAAGATATATTCTAGTGATATAGAAACAGAGGGTTTCAAATATGTACCTTATTTAGGAGCCGCTTGTATTAAACATGTATCCTTTTATATAGAAGATACTAAAATTGAATCTTTAACAGGGGAATTTTTATTTGCTTATCATAAACTACATCAATCTAAACAAAAACAAGATATATTTAATAAACTTATTGGGCATCGTTCTGAATTATATGATCCAGTTGGTAATATAGATCAATCATATAGATCTTTTAATAATGAAATATTTGATAATAGAGATAAATTAAATAAATATTATAATAGTAAGGCATCAATGCCTAATACTACACTTACTATACCATTAACCTTCTGGTTTAGTCGTAATAATGGTTTAGCACTTCCGTTAATTGCTCTTCAACATCATCAAGTTTATGTAGAAGTTGAATTAAGACCGTTGCGTGATTTGTTTTTAATTTTAGATAAAAATAACAACTATGATTTCTATTCTAAATCAACAAAAGAAGATATTACTAATTTTTTAGATACATCTGATTCTAAGTGGGATTTAAATCCACGTCTTGATATTAATTATATTTTTTTAGATAATAAAGAAAGAAATCATTTATCTCAATCTAATATACAATATCTAATAGAACAGGTATCTTATTCTAAGGTATCTAATATAAGTGGCAGTCATACTCTTGAATTTGAGTTGTATCACCCTATTAAAGAAGTTATTATTTTACCGAGACGTAATGATGCTAATTTGCGGAATCAGTGGTTTAACTTTACAAATTTAGATGAACCAAATATGAAATATAAAAATTATCAAACATACTATCTTCAAACAAATCGCGAAGATAAAAAACCTATAGAAAATCTATCAAAGGATTATTCTGATTATTATTCAGACACTGATATACAAAAATTATTAAAAATTTGGAATTTTAGAAAACCAACTGATATACCAACTATTAACAATAATAACTACACATTTTATGACCCAAGTATAATTAAAAGTATGTCTATTCAAATAGATAACAAACCTCGTTTAGAATTAAAAGAGGGTAGTTACTTTTCTAAAAGCCAACTATTTAATCATTATAATGGTAGTTATTCTAATGATATTCTTACATATTCTTTCTCGAGAAAACCAGGAAGTTTTCAACCAACAGGTATGTGTAATGCATCTGAAATAGATAATATAACATTTCATATAAATATGAAAGATCCCAAAAAAGAATCTAGTTATCAAGAATCATATCAATACGATTTATTATTTCATTTTGTTCATTATAATATATTAGATATACGTAACGGTATGGGTGGTTTAGTATATGGTAATCGATAATTAAATAATACGAGTATTGATTATATTTTATTATAACTATATAGTAATGTATAATCAGGGTCGTAAAATATATATTGTTACAGTTGGAACTGATATATCGGGATATTATAATATTTTAATAGATTCATGTAAACGTCTTAATTTAAATATTATTAATATAGGTTTAGGCAAAAAATGGACTGGATTAACAATGAAATATACTTTACTTAAAAAATATTTAAATAAGTTGAGTGACGATGATATTGTAATATTTTTAGACGCATATGATGTATTTCTAGTTGAAAATGAAAGGACTATTTTAAATAAATTTTATAAATTTAAAAAGCCAATTGTATTTGGAAATCAAAACGGTCTATTAACTAATTTATCTATGATTACTTGTAATAAAAATAACTTAAATACGGGGAGTTATATAGGCTATGTTAAATATCTTAAAATATTATTGAATATTTTAGATAAACCGAAGATTTATAAAAAATTTGGCAATGATGACCAATTAATATTAAATCAAATATGTAAAACTAATATATTTTTTAATAAATATACCGCGGTAGATACAAAGCAGGATATTTTTTATATCACTAATATTGATACCTATTTTACTTTAGGTTATTGGATCAATAGTAGTATCGGTTTAAGAACAGAATCAGGAAGACTTTTGAAACAAGATAATAGACAGCCAAGTATAGTACACTTAGCCGCCAATGTATGTGGTAAAAAATATTTAAAATATTTAAATTATGACGTGAATAAAATAGAGAGTATAGATACATATTTCAAAGCAAATCAGGTGAAGGTTTATATGTTTGTTTTTTTTAAAAAATATTGGGTTCATTTGTTAACTATAGTAATATTAATTATAACTGTTATCATAACTTTGCGGAAATTAATTTCATATTAGTTTATAACAATTATTTTAAATACTATTGTTGAAACATATATATACGTATATATATATATATAATGATTAAAAGTAAAGGTAGAAAGGTTGATACTAATTTAGAAAATCCATTAGACACTATTTTTATGGATATAGCTGAAATATTAAATCCTATTTGGAATAAACTAAAATTAGTTCCAAATCATTTAACAACGATATCACTTATATTTGGTTTGAGTTCTGCATATTATATTTATAATAAAAAATATAATATAGCCACAGTATTGTACTTATTAGCATATTTGTTTGATAGTTGTGATGGGAACTATGCACGCACCTATGACATGGTAACAAGTTTTGGTGACATATATGATCACTTTTCGGATATAATTAAATTTATAGCAGCTATGGTAGCTATGTATTTAACAAAACCGAAGAAGTTTATAAATTATATACCAATCTTTATTATTTTTATTACGGCAATGTTTATTAACATAGGTTGTCAACAAAAAATATACAACAGCAGTAATAAACCAATAGAAACTCTTGATTATTTAAGACCTTTATGTTTAAAACAATTCGATATTAGTTATACACGATTCTTCGGATTTGCTACTTTTCAAGCAATTCATGCATATATAATATGGAATTGGTAATTATAACTTATAAATAAAGTCATATTTATAATTTATAATCTGATTTATAAATACGTATAATTATCTAAAAGATATATAAATGTTTAGTAAAATACAAAATCCAAACACTGGAAAATGGGTTGATCTAAATGGTATTGTTGGAAAACGTATATTAAACAATTATATAAAGCAAGTGGGTTGGTTAAAATCTTTTCCTAATTCAACCATTTCAGATAATAATATAGATATTAGGACGACAGCAAAAAACCTAGTATTAAATCTCGATATAAAAGCTAATTATAAAAATTTAATTAGTAAATTTAATAAAAATTTTAGTAGTAAATTTAATAAAAAGACCAGTGATAATACAGTATATAAATATATATTAGATACATTTCTTGATTTAGTGTCTTGTACACCTAAAATAAAATCAGGCGGGGCTTATAATCATCCTGATATAGACCAATGTGACAAGAAATGCCCTATTTGTTTAGAACTATTAGACACCCCTGTTACTTTAGGTTGTCGTCATATATTCTGTAATCGTTGTATTAGATCTTGGTTGCTTATAACACCTAATTGTCCTTATTGTAGAGCTAATGTACAAAATGATATAATACAGCACTTAGATAATAATCTAATACAGGAATTTGATAATACTACAATACGGGGATTGGATAATCCTACTAAAATAGTTATTTTATTTTTTGTTATGATTGTCTTTCAAAATATCTTACAACAATTAAATATACTAGAAGCCGAAGACTTACAAGAAAATGAAGCTCGACATGAGTCTTTAATAGAATTTATATCTTATATAACAGAATTATTACACACTTTAATAAGAGGTTAATAACATTGCTATATATAAATTATAATATTGAATTGATATGTTGATTAAATTATATTTATAGATAAATATATAAATACTATTTCTTTCTTAATATATAAAATGCTGATATCTGCTAATAACACTTTTAAACTTTTTATTAAAACTTTATCAAAAAAAGATAAATTATATAAATTTTTGTCACTACTAATGAGAGGCATAGAAGTTAGAATAACTCGTTGTCCCTTGGATTGTATGAAAATAGTATTTCTATCTATGGATGGTAAATTAAATATTACAGATTGTAAAGAGACTACTAATAATATAATAGAATTTAATAAGATGTATTGTATTATATCGCGAGATGATAATCGAAATGTAATACTATTTAATAAAAATACCAATACGAAATACTGTGATGTTCATTTTAGAATTAATAAAAGTGCCAATATATTTGCTGATAAATATAATACTTTAAGTGAGAAATACAATAACTATATATATAGTGTCTCTCATAATAGATCTAATAATAGATCTAATAAATATAAAATACTTGTATAAATTTATAACGTATGTACAGTGGTTGTACTACTAAGATCGGTGGATTCTATATAAAAGGCGTCATCATCTGAGAAAGATTCATTATTATTATATGATAGATCTTTTTTACCATCTTTTCGTAGAGGTCCATATTTTTCAATAATTGAAAACACTCCTGATAAATATAATATAGGGAATAAAATCCATACTAAATATGGAATACAAGTGTATGACACGCCTTTAATTGTAAATATCACTTGATTATATCTATTATCTGTTCTGTAATACCAATACTTATCGTTATACATTAATTCTACTATAAATTCAATAAATAGCCCCCATAAAGTTAATAGCCCTAATTGTTTCAAACCACAATATTGATTGTCATTTCTTATGTGTATCCAATACATTCCTAATAAAAATATAATACTATCCCAAAAACAATGTAAAATATGGACTCCAAATCCAAGTGGGTTATCAAATTTAGATACAAGGAAACTGTCGCCTGCTAATCCAAATGGAATTTCCCAAAATGCACCAATAAATGCTCCAAAAAAATATGTTAAAAAGAGGCTATGTGTAATTTTATTAGTATATCTGGCTATTCCTATTCCTAATGTACATAGTGATGGTATTAGAGCATCTACGATTACAGTTGTTTTTTGCCAATTTGTTAGTGTCATAGTAACTAATATAGTTACAAATGTCTTTAATTCAATAATATAAAACTAAAGGAAATTTATTTTTATATTATAAATGACTGGTGCTACATTACAATTACATTCAGTTGGAAAGGAAAATAAATATTTGACACAAAATCCCCAAATTAGTTTTTTTAAAGCAGTATATAAAAATATATCTAACTTTGCAATGCAATCGATTGATCTTTATTTTGAAAAGGTTAGCCAATTATCATTTAATTCAAACACAAAACTTAAATTAATACTTGGCAGAAATGGAGATTTAATACATAAATTATTATTACATATACAGCTACCAGCAATACATTCTAATACAGATAATTATAGTGGTATATCCCCGTTATTACGTTGGTCTCCAAATATTGGAGAAATTATAGTTAAAAATGCAAGAATTCTAATCGGAGGTGAAGAAATTGAAAGTTTAGATAGCGAGTCTATGCATATATATAATAGATTAACTTCGAGTTCAGAAAAAAACTCTAATTTAGATTATATGTATTCTAAAAAAAATACTTATACAAATCCAACTTATTATAGAAAGAATGCTCCTAAAGAGACATTCAGTGAAAACGAGAGTACATTTATAAGTCCCCATTATAATACAATTCCTGCTATACCAGAAACAAACATAGTAGTACCTTTACCATTTTGGTTTCACAAGGATATTGGCCAATCATTACCTATAGCTAATCTTAATTATCATGATGTAGTACTTGAAATAGAAATAAGATCTCTAAAGGAATTACTTGTGGGAATAGAGGATATATATCCTATACCTGGTGATAATTCTATAAAACACTCACAATTTAAAAATGTATCCCATTTTATGAACAATAAAGAAACACTTTTTGAATATTTTAAAGAAAAAACTTGGAATATTAATCCTATATTACAAACTGAATATATTTTTTTAGACAAAGATCTCCGAAATAACTTTAAATATACGCCGCTTCAATATTTAGTAGAACCTGTTCGGAGAATTGAACAAAAATCCCAAACCGGTAAAATAAAATTAGACAAATTTTTTACAGCAAAACTACCAAGACATCAATGTAAAGAGATCCATATTATAGCAAGACGGGATGATTATCATAAAAGAAATGACATATTAAATTTTACTAATTTTGATAGCTCTATAAACTATAATAATTACTATGATTATCAAAACTATTATTATAAAATTGCAACAGATGGGCTAACTAATGAAACTACTGCTATTACAGGTACTTCTCTTATTACTGGTAATATTACTAATTTAAAAACTATATTAGGAAGTACTATTATATCAGGAAAAGATTGGAATATATTAGATAATACTCAGAATTATAATATGAATCCTGTAACAACTTCCCACGATATAGTCACCGATTTGACAAAATTTCTTAATATATGGAAACATAGAGAATATTATAGAATACCGTCTATAAATAAATCTAATCAAGAATTTTTTACAGACCCTATTATTAATAGTATTAAAATATTATTTAATACAACTGAGAGATTAGAGAAAAAAGATGCTGATTATTTTACAACTATTCAGCCTTATATGCATCACGAATCCTATATACCTGGATTACATAACTATAGTTTTTGTTTAAATCCAGACAAATTTCAACCAAGCGGAAAATGTAATCTTGCTCATATTAATAAAATGATTTTAGAATTGGATATTAAAGATACTAAACCTTATGATACTGAAAATTATGCATATGATATAATAGTATATCTTAAATACTATAACATATTAGAAATTAAAGGCGGTATGGGTGATTTATTATTTAGAACTTAGTTTATATAGATTATATAATTAAAGATTATAAAATTTATATATTATAAATGACTGGAGCATTACTTCAATTAGTTGCTATTGGAAGTGAAGATTTATTTATTACAGGAAACCCACAGATGACCTTTTTTAAATCAGTATATAAACGATATTCGAATTTTGCATCGCAAAGCATTGACGTATATTTTAATGGTACAGAAACAAGATTAAATTATAAAAGCCCTACTACTTTATATGCAACCATACCTAAATATGGACATTTACTATCTAAATTACATTTGGAATTAACTTTACCAACAGTGTTTAAATCAGTTCCATTTCGATGGATTGACAATATAGGTACATCTATGATTAATCATGTAAAATTATATATAGGTGATCAACTTATTGAAAAAATAGAAGGAAAATATATTGAATGTTACTATAATACTATACTTAGTAATGAACAGTTGAGGATATATAATGATATGATTGGAAATGTTCCAGAATTAACAAAACCTTACAGAGATATTGAAGATATACGAATGATATATGAGAGTAAAATTAGTACTAATTCTAATATAACCGGTTATGTTAATACTATACCAACAACTATAGAAAGGCGTATTATTATACCTATTCCTTTATGGTTTTCTAAATATGATGGCTTAGAAATACCTTTAGTTTCTTTAGATGAAACTAAAATAAAGATAGAGATTGAATTAAAATCCATAGAACAGCTGTATGTTATTGGTGAAAATACCAGCATAACTGTTAAGGGATCTACATATATTTCGGGTGGTATTGGTGGTAGTGCAGCTATCACTGGTATAACAGATCATTCCGATGAAAAAAAATCAAATAGATTTGGCGAAGAATTATATAAGAATAATACCATATACCATACTGTATATAAACGGCCTGATCTAAGTAATCCAGAACACAAACTACAAGAATGGTTTTTAAAACCAACAATGAATATTGAGTATATCTTTTTAAGTTCAGAAGAAGAACAATTAATGAAAAATTACGAACATAGGTATTTAATAGAACGTGTTCAAATAAATGAATTTTTAGGGAATACAAATGAAAGAATACTTCAATTAGAACTATTTAATCCTGTTAAAGAACTATATATAGTCCCCCAAAGAGACGATATTCATTTAACAAATCAATATTCTAATTATACAAATTATGATGATCATCGTATGTCAGATACAGTATATAAAGGACAAAGTTATTTATATGAGTTAGCTAACCAAATGTATAATGATGATATAGCTAATGCAATGGCTAACGTAGCAGAAAAAAAGGATGCCAATGATGGATTTGTGTCGGCCAGAGATGAACTTATTACATTACAAAATACGCCACCTATAAATTATTTAGGTAAATTTCGTACTGATAAATCAAGGTCCAAAGAAGTATTTTTAAAAGATTTAGATAGAAGAATAAAACCAAATGATGCACTAACAACAAGCCAAATATATGAGTTTGCGAAAGATTGGGAATATAGAGATACAGCAGATATACCAAGTATTCATTTAAATAATTACGATTATTTCACTGAAAATATAATAGAATCTATGGAAATTAGGTTAAATGGTGATGTTAGATTAGCACAAAAAAACTACGATTATTATCATACAATTCAGCCATATATACATCATACAAATTCTTTGCCAAAAGGAGTATTAATGTATAGTTTTTCTTATAATCCGGAAAAATACCAACCAAGCGGATGGTGTAATTTAACTAATTTTAAAAAAACAGAGTTGTACATTAAATTCAAAAATCCTATTATTTATGAGGTTTCTTCTAAAAAAAATTTAAAGTATGATACTACAGTATATGCAACTACATATAACATACTTAAAATAGAAAAAGGCGAATGCAAACTACTGTTCTCAACATAATGAGTATAATGTAATATAAAATTGATTATATTATATTATTTCATACAAATACAAGAAATGAAAAATATTCCTATTATGGAACATTACTATAGTATTTATAATATTAACTTAAAACACACAAAACCAATACCTATTCAGTTATACTATAACAATAAATTTAATATGTATAAAATGGGTAGTTCTTTTATGTATAATGATCATTGTTTATTAAATAATGTTTTACCTTTTTCACAGTATTTAAAAAAAAAGGGCACATATTTTACAAAATTAGAAAAAAAAAACGAAGTATCTAATATTTATAAATCTATTATGATAGGAATATTAGCAGGATTACCTGCCGCATTGGCTATTCAGACAGGTATGTTATCATCTATGAAAAAACGTGGGATTCTAACCAAAAAAGGGTTACCAGGAATAGAATATGCTATATTTCGTGATTTCTTATATCTTTCAGGAACACAATATCAAATACAAAATTATAATATTAATATATTTGATAGATTTTTGACTATATTTCTTACTACACTTGCACCAATTCCATTTGATACTCTTTCTGTAATATCAACAGACCCAAAATTTAAAGGATTAAGCCATTATTCTAAAAATTCAAAAGATTTATTACATAAAATATTTCCTCCCCAAGCTATAATAGGAAGAATAATATGGATACCTGCTTATAATTGGGCATATTGTAAAGGACAACACACACTTGGAGAAAATATTATAGGGATGATAGCAGGTAGTATATTAGCAAGTACTCTATGTTATCCATTATTTATGATAAAAACCAATTTATTGCTTATGAATAACAGTTCTAATGTATATAACAGGCAGGCACGGAAAGATGTCTTTCAATTAATGAAAGATATATTAGAATCTTATAAAATTACTACAGGATATAATTCAGGTATTATAGGATTTACTAATAAGGTGCGTTATAGTTACAAAGGATATATTCCACATATGATTGCAAATCTTGGTCCAGATTGTATTTATATGGGATTTGCAAGTATGATTTTTTCTAAGATATATAATAAGGCTTAATATTTTATATATTTTACTATTATATGAACATACATCCTTTATGGGCAATATGCTTAGCCACTCGTATCGGTCTTGCATTTATAGTTAAAAATTTTGGGAATAAGAGTAAGATATATAGAAGGCTTTTATTATCACTTTTATTATTTATAGGTATTCCTTGGATTTTTAAAGCTTATTATGGCTCAAATAATGAAGTACAAATTGCAAAGGTATTTTGGCACGAAACAAGATACATACACGCAATATTATATATTTTAGCTGCTATTTACCTATATAGAAATATGGTTAATATTTCGACTATTATAATACTTACTGATGTAGCGTTTTCAATATTATACAGGATGTTAGAGTATAAATAATCAGATTTAGTATTTATAGGTATATTAAAGCTACAATAAATAGTAGTAGTTACTTTAAAATATATTAAAGAAAGTTAGATATTATATATTAGTTTAATTATGTTAATTGTTAATAAATTATGTAAAATAGCTATTTTTTCTGTAAGTATATTTGAATTATTACAAAATGTAATTTTTGATAGTATCGTATCTATTAGTTTATTTGGATTATTACATAACGTAATAATTGAAATAATTTCTAAATTTTTACATAATAATTATGACAAAAATAGTATTAAATCTGTTGAATTATATCTTATTAGTCTAATACACTCATGTATTGCTACCTATCACGGATTTAAATACACTAACTCTTTATATATAAAAAACTTTTCTGATGAAGAGCAACTAAGTAATTATTATAAATTTTACATAGTGTCCATTGGTTATTATATTTATGATATGATTGCCTCATTACTCTATATTAAAAATTTTAATTTTAAAAATGCTTTTAATCATTTTAGCTTAATTATAATTGGATATATTATTCTATCAAATCCTAATCTATATTCTATTACTCCACCATTAATGATAACAGAACTATCTACAATATTTTTAAATATAGTTTTAATAATGAGTAAATTAAAATTAGATAATAACTACTTATATAGAATTAGTGTTACATTATTAGTAATTAGTTTTTTTGTAACAAGATTATTATGGTTACCTATATTTATATTCAAAAATATTGATTCGAAACAATTTAATTTATTAGGTAATTATAAATGGTTATTATGTTTATACCCTTTTTTTAATATAGTATGGTTTAAAAAAATATTCAGTCTTGTCAAAAAAGAAACGATTAAATATAAAATATCTATAAAAATATATAATTAATTTATATTTATAATTAATTTTACTTGAGGTTTGGTAAAAATTATTGTTGAATTTTATATCTCAAGATAATTTCAAGATAAGATTGTACATAATATAGTGACATCCCCAATGCAACAACAATAAATAATATATTAGGATATGTAAATATCCTGTCTATAAGTAATAGAAGAACATTATAGTAGCCATTAATTAGTAGATAGAATGTATAGATCGCCCATATAATACATTCACTAAAGATAAATAGATAAAAAATGACACAGTTATATATGGTCATACATATTGTTTCACATAGGTACCATAAATAATGCAATGTATTAGGGACACACGAAAGCGTATTCATAGATATAATAGTATAGTACTATATCTATAAATGGGTTTATTCTATTAAAGCCATTCTTTTACTTTAAAATGTATTATGAGTGTTTATGAACAAATTCTACAATATCTTTAGCAGTACGATCACCTTGATATTCAGCTATTTCAGATCCATCTTTAAATAATTTAATAGAGGGAAATCCTTTAACATGATATTGTTTAGATAGCGCAGTTGGATCAATTATATCCAATGAAGAGTCAACCATAGCAACTTTAACGGTATTATTTGTTTTTGTAATAATATCAGATGCTTTACTCCAATCATTTTGCATATTCTTACAATGACCACACCAATTTGCAAAAAATCCTACAAGTTTTAGATGTGGTCCAACTACAAATTTATCGAATGTATTCTTATTAAGTGTAGTTATTTTTTTGTTTTGGACTAATTCATTAGAACCACCTGTTTGTCTTAAATAATTTGAAAGAATCATCTGACCTTCTTTCCCTGTAGTATCTACCCATTCTCCTGTAATTGGATGTTGTATTTTATGATACATATAATATATTAATATATTATAAATATAATTTATATTTAATTAACCTATAGGGTATTTGTATTTACTTTCTTTCCAATATAATATCATAATAATAAATATTATTAAATTTTTATATCATTTAATATTTTTCCTTCTGTTACTTTAGAGTACAAATTATCTAGATCTATTAAATACTCTTTTTCCATAGGTATTTGATTTCCTAAAGAATAGGCTACCAACATTATAACAATATCACAACAAGTTATTCCTATACTTCTATTTTCCCAGTAATCTCTTGGAATAGGAAGATATTGTACTAATAAATCTTTAGTAAATGAAATATTTTTTATAACAGATTCATATATTTTCCATAGTACCACCAAAAATAATATTAAGCCGTGTCTATTTTTTAAGAACAGACCTGCTATAAAACAATTGATAAAGTATATAACACTTATAATATCAATAGGCATAGATATTATATACATATATTTTTATACAGCCATAACCGCCTTTATGATTGACTGTGGATTATAATTATTTAATTGAAAGTTAGATTCATTATAGTCTTCAATACATTTTTTTGGTTTTCCTACTATTTTTAATTCAGGAAATATACCAGGTGTTCTTTTTAATTGAGTTTTAACAGCATCTATATGCGATTCATAAATATGGGCATCCCCTATTTTTATAGTTATTTTATCTGGCTTACAATTTGTCATATGTGCTATAATATATGTTAAAGCAGATGTGGAAGCAATATTAAATGGTATTCCTAAAAACATATCACCAGATCTTTGGTACATAGAACAAGAAAGATGTTTTTGATTAAATTCATCTAATGTTACATAAAATTGGTATAATATATGACAAGGCGGGAGACACATTTCGTCTAATTGACAAGGATTCCAAGCAGACATTACCATACGTCGTGACATTGGATCATTTTTAATAGTATCTATTATAGTCTGTAATTGATCTATTCCCTTATCTTTATAATCATTGGTACAGTCTATATAGTTTGCATTAAAATGCCTCCATTGAAATCCATATACAGGGCCACAATCTCCTTCTGGAAGATGTTGTAATCCTCTACTATCTAAATACTCTCTTGAAGAATTGCCATCCCATATATGGACTTTTTTTTCTTGTAATATTTTTGCATCAGTATTTCCTTTTAAAAACCATAATAATTCACGTAATACACCATTCCAATATATTTTTTTTGTTGTTAATAGAGGTATCGATTTTGAAATATCAAAACTCATATCAATCCCAAAATGAGATATTGTATTGGAATTTCGTGTTTTGCGTATTTTACCTTCGTTTAGAACCTTTTCTAAATTATTAAGATAGTTATATTCCATATTATCTTTCTTATTAAATGTATTAATTTGAGTAGTATAATGTAATTTATTAAGATTTGTCATTGATAACATATCTATATTAGAATATAATTTAGAATAACGCCTTTGAGGAGTATATCTTGTGGTTATTTTATTTTTTGATTCATAATTATTTTTAGGATAAGGAAGATCTAATGTATAGTCTATATTAGAATCTAAAATAGTACAAGGCTCATTTAATGAATTTCTATAATGTGTATTATTTTTTGCATACGTCTCGATAGAGTAATCAATCTCAACGGGTTTATTTATATCTAATAGAATAGCTGACTTGTTTTTAAAATGTTTCGAATCTATTTTTGTAAAATAAGATGTATAGTTTGGAAAAAAAGTATCACCTTTATTTAATATTGGTGCTGTTATTTGTGTAAGGACTAAATAGTCTAGTAAATTATTTTCAATGCAATACCTATATATAACTTCTCCACCACAAACAAACATATTATTATGTAAATGAATATTATCATTTGAACAATCTATTGCATCATTAATATGTGGAAAAAATTGTAAATGAGGAATATTATTGTAGGTATCATTCAATTTTTTATATTGTGAAGAGACCACATAATTCATTCTATTAGGTAATGGTTTTTGTTTTATAGAGTCAAAAGTTTTACGACCCATAAGTACTATATTCGTTATTTTATTAGATGGAGTAGATGTTGTAGTATCTTTAAAAAAACGTAACTCCGATGGAATATTGTATAGAAGCTTTTTACTTTGTCCAATAGCATTATTTGTATTTAAACAGGCTATTCCAATTCGTTTCATTAATACAGTAATATATAAATATATATGCTATCTTTAAATATCTGTATAATTTATAATGGCATTGTGGTTAATAGGAATTGCACTATTAATTTTAGGATTTATATTTAAATTTTTTTTAAAACTAATTATTAAATTTATAATTATATTTTTTAGTTCAAAAAAAGTAGTACATTTTATTAAAGAAAATGAAAGTGAGATAAAGAAAATACCTATAGTATCAAATATTACATTCTTATTAAAAGATCAGGTTAGTGTTGCTATAATAATTTCTATTATTATACAACTGTTTTGGAATTTAATATTTTGTAATAAATTAGCACTATTAGTAAAATAAAATAATAAGAAGTCATATTATTTTAGTTTATTTTAAGATTAATCAGATTTACTAATTTGCAGAATACTCTGTATTTTTTTTACTCTTACATTTAATTTTTCTACAATTATATCTAATGAAGACACGGTGGAAACATCATCAATGTATGTTTGTTTTAAATTACCTATTCCAGCTATTGCATTTCGCATTTCATTTATAAATGATAATAATATGGCGGAATTTTCTTCATGGAATACTTTAGATGATCCTGCTACATTAGTGTAATATGTATTTTGTACATCTTCATAAGGTTCTGACACCTCATTAGTATATATATTATCAATAGTCTTAAATACCGATGTAATAAAATCTTCCAAAGATTTTATTGTTGGTTTTCTACCCTCTGAGCCCCACCATCTTGTTATGGGCTGAGTACAAGACCACTCGTCTATATAAAATCTCCTAACTGTATCATCAAAACAAACTTTATCTCCTACTTTTATTCTTGACAATATTTTTAGATTTGTTAAACAATGATCTGTTTGTGTATCTAATTCAGAACTGCTTATTCCATTTGGAGTATTTGGTATGTTTTGAATATTATTAGTATCAGTCTTATCCATATATAATGTATATATCTTTTTATCTTTAATTAATTTTCTCTATTTTAAAGTAAATGAAAAAAAAATTTTGATAATAACGCACAAAAAAAATTTTTTTTTAAATTTTTTTGGAACTTTAAATATAAAAAATAATATATTTTAATATTTATTAAGTTTAATAATAATTACTTAAACATAACAGACTCTTAATAAGCATATAATGAGCGCACAAACAGAAACCACAACTCCCACTGATACCGCACAGAGCGGCGGCAACGATACTTCAACTGTACAACAGATGCTATCTGCACTTGTAGAGATGGCAAGCCAACAGGCACAGCAGACAAGAGAGATGCATCGCAATCTTAAAAAGCTCTCTGTAGAGGTTGAGAGAGAGCAAAAGAAACTTGCAAGAAACAACAAGCCAAAACGTACTGTAAAGCAGAAACCTGTAAAAGTATCTGCGGCTATGCACAAATTCCTTACAAAACAATCTTGCGAGTCTAGCGGAGATAGCAGCTATACAAGACAGGTTATGATGAAGGCAGTATCCCAGTACATTAAGTCAAAGGGTCTTCAGTTGGAGGAGAATCGTAAATCTTGGAAGGCGGACAGTACATTGGTAAAACTATTTGGATTGGATTCAAAAGAGACCTATACCTTTATGAATATTAATGGACTATTGAGCCGCGTAGTCGAGAAAAAAGATTAAATTTTAATTATATAAATAGAAGTATTATTTATGATGTTTCATAAATAAAACTACTTATAAATATTTTATAAAGTTGTATATTCGTTATTATCACTAGAGAGCAAATAGGTACTTGTTAATAATTTATCTCTATTTCTTTTATAATATAGAATCATACATACAATAGATCCTTCTGATATTCCTCCTATAATATAATTTAAGACTACATATAGATTTTGGTTAGCAAATCCAACTTGATATACAACTGTTATAAAACATCCAAATGAATGTATAGATAATGCTATTATAGACAATGAATAATCGGTTTTTAACTTATATGTTTTATATATTTGCGGAATCCACATAATTGCACTAAAAATACTACTAACTATATTTAATATTTTACCAAGTTTATTTATCGTAATAAAAGATAATTTGGTATTTAAAATAAAACATAACAAAACTATAAAAATATTAGATATAATAACCAACCTCGCTCTACACCATACAGCATTTTTATATATTATATATTGAGATGACCAAATGGTAATATTCTCTTTGGTCAAATATTTAAGGAAAAAACAATATAAAGTTGTAATACATAAAAAGGGTGCTATCAATTGGCATATTGGTATCAATCTTTCATAACAATTACCTATTTCCCTACATTTCCTAATATCACTATAATTTTCTTGTATAGTCCCCATAATATTAAATAAACAAGAGTATATACCATATAATATGGTATATTCGCTTATACCATTCGTGTTTTTATTATTATATATTTTATAATATTGTGGCACATAAGATAATAGAGTACCCAAAATTAATCCCCAAACTAATATAGATCCTATAATAGTATAACCACCTGAAGAACTTGTATTATCTTGTAGCATATAAATTTGCATTTTAAGAATAACATACTAAATAGTCTTTAAGCATATTGATGTTTCTATAATTTTTATTAACTTAGTTAATATTTACGCAGAATTCGTGGATATTTATATTAGGTAGGTTATAATTATAAGTATAATAATATACACGGCTGTTCTGTACATATTTATTATCTCGTATAAATTTAATATTACCTGCTATATTAGGAATACATATATAGTTATATCCGTTTGTTTTAAGATAATGAGATAAATTATAATGAATGTCAGTACTATATCTTAATTCACCTAATATATGCTCTATTTCAAAACAATTTAGTACCATATTGTTTATTTGATAACTATTTTTTTTTCCAATTACTATAGTTTTTAAATTGTTGCTATTATTAATAATAAAATAGTCCATTACTTTTTTATTTAGAAATATTTCAAAGAACTCGTTCTTAGAATAAGGCCTATGTATTTTATATCGTTTCAATAGTGCATTCGTATATTCAAAATATGTATAAAAGTGAATTATATCTAGAGTTGTTATATTATGAACAGGTTCTGGTTGTAATTTTCTCAAATCTTTAATAAAATAATAACTTTTTATTACAGGCGCATAAGGCAATGGGGTATAATCTTTTTTAAATAATATTGGTTGTCTTGGATTACCAGTTGCTTGAACAATGGCAGCTATTAATATAGTCGCCATATAATGATCTCTATATTTTGGATGAATACATAAGTAATCTACATATTGAAATTGAGTGTTATTGCTGTCTATTTGAATAGGTATCATACTGGAATGAATAAACCCTATTATTTTTTTATCTTCTAATAAAGTAATATTATAAGACCCTTTTTTATGAAATATATAATCTAGATATATTGGATCTACATTATAGTGATTTGAAAAATTATTTTGTAAAAATATACGTATTAAATCAAAAGGATACTTATTTATCAGTAAAGATTGATTTGGTTTTAATTTAATATTGAATTTAGGACTATTACCTATAACACCATATGAAGAATGTATTGGATATCTCATAACTGGCTGGTTATCCCAAAAAGGATGTTTTTGTTTAATATGGAGTGTTATTAATAATATTGTAAATATGAATAGTATAGGCATATATCGTATTAGATAACCTTTGTTATTTAAGATCATTATATGTTATATATAAAAATAATATGAAAACTAAACATACACTATAGAATATTGTATATTTATTTATTATTCGTGTTATAATCATCA